CGCTATTTTTTGGTGCTTGTCCATCTACTTGATGGCGAGCGAACCAGGGTGCCATCTTGCGAACTTTGTTTTCGGTGATTCGACCTGCTGCCATTTCGCGTGCTTCACGCTTTGTTGCATCAGTTAAACCATCTCCCCCAAAACCTTCTTCAAGGTATTTCAGACCTCGTTGAGCATTTTCACGAATGAAAGAAGGAACGCTCAAATCAACTGCGCGAGTGTTTATTTCTCCGCCGGGTTCCATATCCTCTGAGATTGATACTGCAACCATCTGATCAATTGCACTTTGCTTGTCATCATGGCAACCAATTGTCGTGTATGAGCCGTCAGTTTCTTCTTTGACAGTTGCCCAACCTGCACAATCGCTTTGTTTATCTGAGATGAAATATGGCATTTTTATCCTTAAATCAGAAGCAGAACTTCTGCATCGTCATTGAGTACGGAGAAATCAATCTGTGAAACTGCATTTATTCTGACAACACCCAATGATGCAGAAGCACCTGCAAGAATCACGCTTGGAATCTTTTGTTCAGGTGTTGGGAGAACAAAGTTAGGTTGAACAAAGTTCGGCATTCCGAACGATCCAACAACGGCAGTTTCAGGTTGAGGAATTGTTGCCTGTGCTACAAGTCCACCAAGAGGTGCGCTTGCTGAAACAAGGTTGTCAATTCGTGCAGTCGCACTTGCTTCCAAAGAACCAAGAGTTGCATTTGCAGTTGCAAATGTAATCGGCCCTAAGACATCAACATCAAGTTGGGAAGTATTAAGGACAAACTGCGCCATGTTAGCTCGCGAGTGTCAGAGAAACTGTCAGAGACCCACTTGGGATTGTGAAGGTGTCACCTGCCGTGTATGAGTTGCCTGTGATTGCACCGCTGAACAAGAAGTTTCCTGTTGTCGCGTTATCCCATGCGGTGAAGAATGTTGCATCCTCTGAACCTGCAATGTTTGTCCAAGAGACATTCGCATCTGAAGTCAATCCGCCACCTGATGCAGCTCCGAAGGAAACTGATTGACGAGTTGTCTCTGTTGCAGGATTGCCTGTGCCATTTGCGCCAGGATCGCCTGTGTGAAGTTTTACATATACATTGGCGGCTGAATAGGCGGTGGCGTTGCCTACTGCATCAAGAAACTTGTTTGCAAGATATGAACTCAGACCTGTTGCCATTATTCATCCCCTTCAACAAACTCTTCAATGACCTCAACAATGAGGTTGTTTTCATCACGGATAATCTTCTTGCGAACACGAGTGCGTTCAATTGTGTTTGTCACATTGACAGTTGGAGCATCAACGGTGACATTCGGTGCCTCGACATTGACCTGTGGTGAATCAAGCATGACCATCGCAGGTTCAATCGTGACATTCGGTGCTGCAACATTGACAGTTGGTTCAGGTACTTGAAGAACCATATGTGGCTGCTCATTGCGAACTTCGCGGACATCATAAGCAGATGCAGGATCAAGTGGGTCAATTTGAGCAATAGGTTGCAACTGACTTGAAGGAACGCCTGTGTGTGCCATAGGTGGCAATCCAATCGCAGCCAATACCTCTTCAGGGTCATAGCCAACTTGAACGAGCTGTGTGACGATCTCAGCACGCAACTTGACACCAACATCCTTCGCATCACCTGCATCAATGTTCTGCAATGGCACGCGATAATTGTCACCATCTGCAATTGGTGCCATATCTTCCATTGCGTGAACATCGTTCAGGCTCAAGAAACCTTCACGCAAGCCCTTTGTGTAGGCTTCATAGCGCTCAAGGGTTGTTCCACGAAGGAGTGCATCAAGGTTGAACTTGATGAATCCGTCAGGTTCAGGAAGTAAAGTGCTGAATGCTTGCTCAAGGCGCTCAAGTAATGGGCGCAAGGAGTGCTGAACAAAGGAAAGATTCTGTGCTTCAACAGATGCAAATGACATCGCACCTGCAACGGGATGACCCAAGAGGCTGATCGGAACGCGGAACAAGCGTGCAATATCTTCCACATTGAAGCGGCGTGTGTCGAGCAACTGTGCATCCTGGGCGTTCAAAGTTAATGGCTTGAAAGAAGCGCCACCTGATAGCACGCCAATCTTTCCTGCACGATATGGGCCTGTGTGGGTGATGTTCCAATCGCGCCCAATATCTTGTGCCTGATCTTCAGTCAGTTCGCCGGGAACTTCAATCACACCGCCTGGGTTGGCTGCATTGCCGAAGTATGAAGCAGCATAAGTATCGGCTGCCATAGCAGCGCCGATTGTTAGACGAGCAGCAGCGATTGGGCCGAGACCATAGTGCGAGCCGGGCAATCTAAACAATGGGATGTGCAGCATTTCATTCTTTGTCAGAATTTGTGTGAATGCGCCTTCCTCATCACGGGTCTGCACCTCGTACACAAGGGGTTCATTAGGGCGTAGACGGCGAATGCGGACATCATCAGGGTTGAGGCAATAAAGTTCCACAACCTCGTTGTTTTCATCGCGTACGGTCAAGATGAAGGCGTTTCCGTGGATGTTAAGTGAGGCAATCACTTGCTCATAAAATTCAATTCGTGATGTTTCAGGGTTTGGAGTATTCACCCAATATGGAGTTTCACCATATGCTGCTGCATAAGAAATGCGAGCGCGACCACGGCGAACATATGCGCCAAGTGGTAGCGAGCTGATTGTGTCACCGAGAAGGCGTACGCAAGCATAAACTGTTGACATGCGGATTGCGCTGTTGGCATTGACATCAATTCCTGAAGGTGCCATGTATGCAGGGCGACCAGGGATCAACGGTTCAACCCATTGACTGTTGTTGGTTCGCTTCTCTCCTGCTCCGCGCAGTCTCTTACTCAAACTCATTTGTCAACCTTCTCTGTTGCCCATACTAGAAATCCGCCGAGCGCAATGAGCGCAACGGGTACTGAAAGCATCCACAGTCCACTTGTTACCAAAGAGACACCGATGACCTCAATGATGAGTGCATAATCAATCTTCTTCAAGAAGTTCATTGCTCTCCTTAGACTTGAATCGAAAAGTATCGTGCGGTGGGTGGCTTTGGTGGAGCAGGTTGGGTGGCTCTGTCATAACCAAAGATTGAAGCAACGGCGGCATCCACCTTGCGGCGAGAACTTGCCTTTGCCACCATCACGCCTCGTGATGATTGTTTCGTGACACAGTTTGCAATGTGCCTTGCAAGGCGCTCATCCCCATCATGAGTGAATGATTGATTGACAACGCCTTCATAGAATTTTTGTGTTGCAGGAACCATTCGCTCTGCGCTGTTGGGGTAGGCGAGAACGGGGAGTCCTTCTTCATCAAGAACCATAAAGGTTCGGTTCCATCGGGCAGGGTCGAAAACAATCTCGCGCACATCAAATCGAGTATCACGGGCAAAGCCGATGATCGTCTGTTCAACTTCTGCAATTGGTACATACCATCCTTGCTCTGCATCGTCAGGTTTTTCCCATAACCCAACAACGCTCAAGTGTGGCTTGTCTCCGCCAAGTGACCATGCAACAAGTGCAGTTGAGTCATTGGAGAAAGAGCCATCAAATGCAAGGACAACTTCTTCGCCGGCTATTGGAACTCTTGTTCTATCTTCTATTGCTTCCCATGATCCTGTTGGCAACCATGCAACTGAAGTGCTGACAAAGCAATTGATTCGCTTGGTTCTAAACTCAGCTTCGGGGGTACGCAACACGGCGCTCTCAAAATCGCCTAAGTCAACGATGTCGCCAAGTCCAGGATTGGCTTGCGCCCACAGACTTTGATCACGGTGATCGCCTTCAGGCTTTGTTGGTTCCCACCATGCAAAGAAAAATGATTTGTCTTGAACTTCTTCTTTGACGATCTTCTGTCCGTATTGGTAGAGAGAATAGCAAAGTGAGTCTTGACCATTGGCTTGTGTTTTCACACCTGCCGTTGTAATTCCAAAGAGCAATGAATCAGCTCGTGCGCCACCTGCAAGTGAAAGTGTGTTCCACAAATCCCAACTTGGTTGTGCGTGAACCTCGTCAAAGATGACAAGCGGTGAAGGGTTCAAACCTTCTTTTGTGTATGCCTCTGCCGATAGCACCCGATAGACAGATGCCTTTTCCTTGAACTCGATTGCATCGCGGTAGAGAGTAAACATTGATGAGAGTTCTTGATCTAACTCAATCATTCGCTTGGCGGTGCCAAATACAATTCGCGCTTGATCTCGATCTGCTGCACATGAATAGATTTCTGAACCGTTGCCGCCGACTGTTAGACCTGCAAGACCCATTGATGCTGCAAGTGCGCTCTTGCCATTCTTGCGTGCCATTCCGACAAGGGCGGTGCGATGACGAAATCTTCCATCTTCGCGGCGAGCAAGTGCATGACGAAGAAGTTCGCGTTGCCACGGGCGAAGCGATAGCAGTTTGCCGGCTGGCGATGCGACTGAATCTTTTGTCACTCGACATACGGCTTCGGCAAAGTCGGCGTACAAGTCACCGTCTCCGCGAAGTTGATCTTCAAGTGGAACTTCAGTCAACCATCGTGGTGGCCAAGAACTCTCAGACATTGCGCTTTTGCGAAAGTAGTTCGTCTAACTTACTGCGAACCTTAACTTCTGCAACCCCCAACTTGCTTCTGTCTGAAGGTGTCAAACCTAGAACAGATAGAAGTTTCAAAATCTCATTCTCTGTTGTGCTGATCATTCCGACAAGCGGGTTTGCGTACGCATAGCCTTTGTCTGTGAAAAGGACATAATCTGTTTCTTTCAACTTTTCAACAAGTTGAGTTTTGCGATCAAACTTTTCGCATAGTTCAATCAAGGCGATGCCATCTGAGTTTGCAATCCACGGTGCCATTGCACGAATGTCTGCCCAAAGTTTCTTTGCGCCTTTTGAAAGCTGTGCAGGTGGCTTGTCATCAATGCGTGGAAGGGCGATTACATTGCTCACATCAGGCAGTTTGCGCTTGCCTGGGTTTCCCAATGCACGCTTGAGTTCAGTTGGTTTCGGTGCTGGCCCTGTCATATTTTTTTTGCCTTCATATAAATTAAACGCCCCCTATGATAAATTGCGGGCATATGCCCAAGCG